ACATCTAATTCTCAAAACCATACCAGTTCCAGAACCACCAGTCATGGTAAATTCTTCTTCTACAAAATCACTTCCATCATTCCAAAGCTGAGCATTTGCTCCATCATTATTATACGCCCATCTATTGATAGCAGCAGCGTAATATCCAGAACTAGTTACTTCACTGTTTGGGTTTGGTACTTCTGAATTACCGAGACTATCCTCGTAAATCGCAAAGTCACCTTGAGCGGCAGAGAATCCACCTGTTGCTAATGCAGGATCAGGCCATGGTTCAAATGTAGCGTTGACAATTATCCCAGTACCATCACCACCAGATAATGGGAAGTTATTAACTATTTGGTCATCCATGGAATTCCATCCCATAGATCCAGAAAGGTATGTCCACTCTCCCACGCTCTTTGAATAAAATCCAGAAGATACAGTAAGATCTTCTTTCAATAGGAACGCATTTGTTGCACCTGCAGGAGGTACAAAGGTTACACCCTCTCCTCTTCTAGGACCAGGAACATCACTAGATTGATAGTAATTTCTTTGTCCCAAATAGATTCCTGGTGGTGGGAATGGAGCAGTAACTGCTGGTTGTTGTACGTTTGTAATACAGCTATTATCATCTTGATATTCAACAGTATTAGCATACTGTGCTACAGTTCTGTTTACTGTTGGTACAATAGGAATAACATCAGAATCATCAGAATAGTTTCTGAATGTAGACATCGTTGGAAGACTATTTGCCTGAGGATCATATGCCGTCCATGTCAATGTTCCAGGATTAAATCTATCTGCTTGTGATTCTTGAGGGTTTAAACCAATATCACCACCAGTAGTGAATTCACTATCTTGTACATCAAATAAACCTGCTTCAAACAATCCGAGATAACCACCACCTAGTTCTACAGATGGATAGAAACCATCAGTAGGTTTAGAGTGTGTATGAGATGCAGTGTGTTCTACACCTAATTTTCTAGGAATAATTCTAAGAGTATCAAAGTATGCTGGTTCTTCAAAGTCAATACCTTTGATTTTTCCTGCCAGTTCACTACTAACATCAACACTGAAGTTAATGTCAATATAAGATAGAACATTAGTTAATGGTTGTTGTGCAGAATCAACACCATTTAAAGAAACATATTGTCCAACGACAAATGCTTCTGCAGGAGTTAATGCAGAACTCTCCAAGTCAATCAAAGATACTTCACTGAGTGTTGGTAGATTAAACACATCATCATCATTGTATACTGGATAGCTATTAGAAATGCCAATAAAGGGTTGTCCTGGTTCATTAAATGGACCATATAAATTTCCAACTACCTGTGCAAGTAGAGGATAATCTCTTGCTCTTAGTTGCTGTCCCCTTAATACAACCCACCCCTTAGGGATTGCATCAGGGACAAGAGAGGATGTACTAGAGCTACCAGTCCATGGCATGATTGTGCCGATAGGACTGATTTTTTGTGCTTTGATTCTGTTGTAACTTGCCATCTTTTTTTATCAGACCTCCATTAGCCACCAACCTTGTACACTGGTTGGAATTCCGATTTGATTATTACTATCAGTAGAACCGAGATAGATCAAAGCAAATGCTGCATTTGCTGTTTGTACAACGAGTTCACCAGAAGGATATGGTGTAATTCTATCGCCAAACAGTGTACCTGTAGAATCTCCTTGAATTGGAGTTCCACTGGTTTCAGGGGTTCTAATAACAAGTGTGGTATCATATTTAAGATTGCCACCAACGTCAATCAATCTAACAACATCGCCAGTTTTTGCTCCATCTGGTAAAGTTACAATCAAGGTTTGTGTTGATTGAATATTTGCCATGTAAACAATATTTGGAACCAGAGTTAGATCTGCTTCAGGTGATGCAGCAGAAATATATCTGGTGTGTCTTGCACCATTGCTAGTGTAGTAGTTATTAATACCAAAGGCATCAATAGAACGATCTTGCTTGACTTCAAATTGATCTGCACCATTAACTCCAAGATTTTGTACAGAGAATACATTTGTCTCGGTAGGTGTAGTAGTCGATACCCCCGTAATAGTTAGGGAAGTTTTAACTGTGCCATTTCCAAGGTTATCAATAGAGAACGATGGAGTACAATCTAGTGATTGAATAACGTTTTCTGGACAAGATGATGGATATAAGAAGAAGTCACCTCTAGCAACAACACCAGCATCCCAGTTAAGTAAACCTTGGTGATCAGCATGACCATCATCGTTGGTTAACTTGAATAGTTCAGTCTGTCTAACAGAATCATAGATGATAAAGTCACCGCCACCCAACGTTAGATTGTTGGTAACGTGTAGACTACCTTGTCTATAAGACTTGGCACCATCACCAAGTTGTTCATTCATCACAGTTGTGTGAATCTTTCCATCCAATCTACCGTTTACAACAGCTAGAACCTCTTCACTGTTAGACTTATTACTAAATCTTATCCATTGCTTATAATCTAGTTTCTGTTGTACAATGTATCCTCTCTCAATAATTACAGAGAGATAATCAACAGGAGCTCCGCCAGACTGTCTTTGTCTGATCTCAGCATCATTAACACGAGACCAATCTTTATGTTTGATGAGTCTTCTTACAGAATCACCAACGTTGTGAGTCATCTCAACTGTTCCTTCCTGAGCACGTTTTGCGATTAGAGTAGGAATTGCACCAGTGATAACACCATCAATCTCAAGGAATTCAAGTTGTCCAGAAGTAGCGAAGGAAGCAGTAGGACCAATAGCAATTAGATCACCAACAACGAATGCACCAGAACCTTCACCAAGACTTTGTACAGGAATCTGTAGTAGTGTTGCATCATTTCCAGTTGCAGTTGCTGCAGAAATAGTAGTTGAAGGACCATTTGACTGAATAGTCTGTGGATCAACATAGTAACTGTAAGCAACTACATCATCTAGATCAACTACACTCTCAAGAGAAGCAGTAGTAGTATAAGAAGAATTGCTAGACCATGCTATTCCTACATCAAGTCTGCCAACGTAAGATCCAATATCAGTAGTTCCAGAACAAGAGTTAATTTCAAACGTTCTATTTTCACCACCATCTTTGACAGTAAAGAGTTCATCTCTCTCTGCCTTCATGCTTATACCAGTAGCAGAAGAACCACCAATGAATGATTGATTTAGATAGATAGCACCACCAAAGATGAAATCAACTTTGGTATCTTGTAAAGTCTTAACAGGACAGGAGTCTGTAAGAATCTTCAGAGAATCGCCTGGTTTAATGTCTGCGAGTGTCTTATTAGCAGTTGTAATAGTAACGTTAGAAATAACTCTAGAACGAGATTCAATATTACCAGTAAACTCAACTTGATTTAGAGTGCCACAACCACCATCAAATGCTAAGCTAGAGTTGATAGTAAGAACAGATCCAGGAATATTTGGATTACCAATCTGTACCTCACCAGTTACAGAGTTGACTACGAATACATCCTCATCAGGATCACTACAGTTAGAAACTCTAAACTTCTGAACTTGCTGATCTAATGGAGAAACAACCTTGACATATTCTGGGACTTTAGGAGAGTCATCTCTATCAACGATAACGTAATCGTTATTAGTAAGTGACCCACCAAACTCAGAGAGATATACATTGTCAGTTGCACTACTATCGCTATCAAGTGCTTGCTCAGTCCATGTAGCATCAAACTGTACATTAACCTTAAAGATAGGAGTTGTATCAGCATGATTTTCTAGGATACCGCCAAATGCACCGAATGGACGACGCTTAACCTTAACATAGTAAGGAGCAGCGTTGATTCTAGTTAGTTCTACAATCTGTAGAATTTCTGGGTGACTGGTTGCAGAAGAACCAGATCCAACAACAGCACTATTAATAATGATATAATCATTAGTTCCAAAGTATGGATCACCATTTGCTTTGACTGGTTGATTCTTAAGTGGTAGATAGAACTGATCACCAGATAGAGCGGATAGATCTGTTGGTTCAATTACACCACCGATGTTTACTGCCTGCTGATAAGCTGCACCACCCCAAGTTCCACTACCTGCGGTATCAACTTGGTTATATCCTTCCTCTGTAGTTCCTACAACTAATATGTTGAGGATATCAATATTCTTATTAAAGAGAGTATCACTTAAGATTCCATCTTCGTGTGCGCTAATATCTGTGCCAAGTTGTGCTCTACCACCTTCAAATGCGAAGGAGGCAACACCACCACACATATGCATATCACCAAGGAACTTAGCAGATGCAACAACCTCTAGTTGGTTGTTAATCGTAGTCTTACCACCTTGACCTGCGATGTTAATCTCAGATGCATTTAGTGCGAAGTTAAGGATCGAAGGACCACCAGAGTTAGAGAAGAATTCAACTTGTGATGCTTGAGACTTAAGTTCAACAGTCTCACCAATTCCTCTACGGAATCCGAGCCACATATCACCATCAACTCTGAAGTTTCTGGTATTGATCTTGGTGTAAGATAGATCTTCATTAGAGTTGAGATATGCACCACCAATTTCTACCTTGGAGATACCAACACCAGAGCTATCAGGTGTAGCACCCAACCAGATGTTGCTATGTGCAGATCCTCTACCGATGTTAATGAATTGATCATCAACACTATCATTCAACATGTTGAGATAAGTAACTTCGCTACCGAAGTTGACTGTTCCAGTAAATGTGGTATCATCAATTAGATTAAATGTGCCAGTTGTCTGAGAAGTTCTAATCTCAGCAATTACACCATCATCACCATTGACTTCAATATCATGTTCAAAGCGAACATCATCAGTAAATCTAGATGTGCCGTCAACAACCAGAGCTCTGTCTAGTTGAGAGTTATCTACATTAATACCAACACGACCACTATTTGTAGTAGCAACACGTAAGACTGCCTCATCATTAGGAGCAGAACTATCACCACCAACTAACAGTGCATTGTCGATTGCTGTCTTGTCACGATCAGCGAAGTTAGTGTGATCTAAGAAGTCACCTGTAATTCTACCGCTAATGAATGTGTTACCAACAACATCAAGGTTTGCACGAGGATCAGTTGTTAGAGTATCAACCCATGCATTTGTATATGCACTATGTGGAGCACGAGCAACAGTGTTGATGCCTAGCTTGTACTCACCAATAGTCTCAGTTTCAGTTCTCAGTGCTTCAGCACCTAGAACACCAACTTCCTTGAAGTTAGCATTAGAGAACTCAATAGTTGGTTGATCTGCACCTGCTGAAGTTCCAGCAATAATATTTTCCCATGGTTCAGTTGCCTGTGGGATCTGATCAATAACTTGGAAGTGACAGTAGTTATTGCTTGGAGAGAATGCATCGCCTGGTTTAGCAGCATATACTACCCAAGTTAGATTCAATCTAGGATCATAGTAGAAGTTCTTGATTCTAATCTGAGAAGCAGAAGTAATTCCAATATCAGTGTTAGAAAGAGTAACACCACTGTTAAAGTCTCTGAAGGAGATCTTAACAACGTTAGTACCATCAAACTCAATGTTATCAATCTGATTATCTGCAATCTGAGAGAAGTAGTTAGATAAGACCCATGCAATAGATCCATTCTTACCAATCTCAGATCCTTTGAATAGAACATCGCCAGGAGCAGCAAGAACACCACCATAAGTAACAAATTGAGATGCATCAATTCTAGAACCACCAGAAGCAATTAATGGAGATTGATTAGGAGTAATGTTCGATGCAACACCGCTAATGGTGTGAGTCTGGAACATGTAACTCTGACCATTTCCTCTAGCATTGAACTGGAAGATAGCAGAACGAATTCTGTTCTTGCTTAGTCTGATGTCACCTTCAGTTGGAGGAGCAAATGCAGTTCTGTCTAGACCTTCATCTTGTTGTAACTGAGTTACAGGATCAACAGAAGATACGTTAGAACGAATGATTAATGCATGTCTTGCCTGTGTTAGATCAGAATCTTGAACAGCGATAGTAATTGGTGATTCAAATGTGTTGACTAGCTGTCCGTCACCACCAACAACTGTAATATTCTGGTTGAATGTTACAGGTGTATCGAAGGTAGTAACTAGACCACCAATTGTGTCATCCTCATCTCCATCATCTGCTAATGTAGCAGTGTCTATAAATGTCTCTTCACCAGTGATAGCATTAATTCTTCTGTTACCAATGTATAGATCACCTTGTGAGTTAATACCTGTATAGAATACGATACCACCATCTTGTTTCTTAGACTGTGCGTAGAAGTCTTCTTCAGGTGTTAGTACAACTTCCTGTCTAGCTGGTAGACCAGTTGAGTAGTTACCTGGACCAAAACCAAGATATTCAAACGTATGGTTACCAGCACGAGCGATAGATGGTCGTCTAAGTTCAACATAATATCTCTGATCAGATAGAACTGTGCTATCACCAGAAATTGGAATCCTGCGATCTTCAGAACCAGAAGTTGCATTACCACTTTGTGCTTGAATTGCATTGACACCAGTGTAGGTGTTAAGCAAGAATGCAGGTTGTTCTGTAAGGTCTGCAACCATCTCTCTGGTTGTAGAGTTCTTAAAGTCGTTAACTGTGACAAGACCATGTACATAGTTGTCAGCAGCAGAGTATACCTGTGGTGGGTCAATTAATGCAGCATATAGATCTTTTTCTTCTTGTGAAGTACCAGACTTCTTAAACCAAAGAGGATCGTTTCTATAGTTAAGAGGATATAGCTTACTGACTGGTTGAGAGAACTTAAACTTCTTGAAGTTGTTAGTTACACCAGCACCAGTTGGGAATGGTGAAACGTTACCACGGAGAGCAGTTAGATAGTAGATACCATCTTGCTGTCCAGAAATTCTCTTTTGTAGAGTGTCATATCCGAAGATATAGAATGTATCTTCGATAACTCCTGCATCTTCAACACTATCAACATAGTATTCAACACCAGCGTCATCTTGAATTCTGTCGCCAGGTGTGATAGTATAAACGTTAGCGCCGTTTTGCTTGTAGAAAAACTGGGGATTATTTTTTCTGATTTGAGTTTTTAGAGGAAGCGATTTGCCCATGTCCTGATCCTCAAGCATGTCAGCAAAGACAGTTCCTTGAGTAAATCTTGTATTGGCATATTCACTGTACTCTAAATCACCACTGCGAACGTTCTTGATGATTAAGTAATGTTCACCATTTACAGTATAATATGCATGAACGTTAGCTAAACCAGAAGAATTACCAGTAAAACTAATAGCATTAGGAGATCCAGAAGTATTATCTACCTTACTAGTTACGAAGTTACCACCTTGAGGAGCAGTAATCTTAATTGTAGTAAATGTCTCGTTCCTTAATCCAGGGAAGTTTCTAGTATCAACAGCATGATCATATAGATTTAACTCAAGATACTTGATAGAAGGATCTAAAACATCTTCTACATAACGACCAGATTGAATAGTTGCTTGAATACCAGAGGTGAATCTTGCAAATGCTCTGTACTCAATGCCTGCACCTGTTTGATCCTTTTTAAATGGATCATACTGTGCATCTAAATTAAGACTATTAGTATTGAAATCAGCAGAATCGTATCCAATATATTCACCAGCTTGTACTGGGTTTTCAAAACGAGCACCATATACTGTACCTACAACTGGTTTTAATACAATCTTCTGAGGTACTAACTTACGTGTGTCATCAGTTCTTGTCTTAACAACAAATCCATTAATAGGATCTCTTGCATTCTCAAGATACTTAGGAATGACCATACGTAATTTGTATGTTCTATCATCCTTGTCACGATTATCCTCTAGACGTTGATACCACATATCAGTGGATCTCTGCCTATCAGCGTAATCAGACTGAGAAATTCTCCAGAAGATATTATCTGTAGGATCACCACTACCAGTTACCTCATCCTTACACTGGATGTACCACTTACCATTAGTTGCAGTAGCATCAGTGAAACCAGGATCGAAGCGCATTGGCGAACGACTCTTGTTAGCATAAACATTAAACTCAAGACCAGATTGACCAGATGCAAATGTAATTGGATTTACATTGTTAATTGCATCAGCATGTGTCTTGTGTAATGTAAGTGTCTTATTGTTCTGATAACGAGTGAAGAACTCAATGTTAGGATTGATTCTACCGATAGCAGAGTTCTGTGAATCAGTTACTGCAACCTGAGGATCGTTAACATAGGTCTGTGAGATTAGAGGTAGAACACCACCCTCAACAGCTCTGATGAATGCTTTCTGAGGTGTAGTACCAGCATTAGGAGCATCAAAGATGTGAGATACATCTGTTTGAATACCAGCGTTAACTGATGTACTTAGTACACCAGTATAATTGTGTAGATCATACTTGTCATCTAAGACAAACTGATAGAGATCGATCTCAACATCCTTATCAATTGCATCAGTTTCAGATGCATAAATGTAAATACCAGATGCTGCGTTCTCTCTAGAGGTTGCAAGCATCAATCTAGTTTGATCACTACCATCGAAGAATGATGTACCACCGTAATTCTCTGGTTGTGTTACTCTACCTGGTGCAATGACATAGTATGTTCTGTTAGTATCAAAACCATTAGGTAGTCTAACAAGACGCTTATCAACATCAACATACTTACCAGTTACTTGATCGAAACGTGGACGTGGAACTAATCTAACTGCTGTACCAGTTTCAAAGTCATGTGGGTTAGAAGGACCACTACCAGAAACGTCAATCGTAAATACTGTAGCTCTAGATGCAAGAAGTGCAGTGTTAACTGTCTGCTCTTGTCTAGTAACTGTGCCAAGACCACTATTAATAATAGTAGTGATGTTACCGACTAATGTTTCAATAGCATTAGCAGTACCAGAACACTCTCTATTTGTTGAAGAAACTGTGGTGTCTTGAATGACCTCTTCACCAGTTCCTGCAGGACCGACAATCTTAGTTGTGGGTAATGTATCCGCCCAAATACCACTTTCATATACAAAGTATAGTTCAGTTGTAGTGCTAGTCTGTAAGGCGTTGACTGTGTTGCCTTCAGTTAGTCTAGAACCATTAACACCAAGTTCAATTTGTGTATTACTTACAATGTTCTTGACATATGTACCAGCAGGGATATTAGATACTAGTTGAGTTGCTCCACTTTGTAGCAATCCATTGACATATGCTGGTGCAGTTGGATCAGTGTCATCATATTCCTTGACACTCATACCAATAATGATGCCACGAGTATCGTTAACATCAACGATTGCAGAACCAGTAGTTGTAGAACAGTTGAATGCGAGAACATCGAAGTTTCTCATGGCAGCAGTTGCCATCTCTCCAACATAGTTCCATGCATCTAGAGTTTCAGTCTTCTCACCGTCAATATACTCTAGGTTGTTACCAACATAGTATGCCTCACCAGCTTGGATACTGTTAATGTTACCACCAAGTCGTAAGTCATTAACAACAGCATCAACGATGTAAGTAACATCACGGAAACACTTGGATGCTTCGTTATTGATTGTGAAGTCTCCAGTGTTAAGAGGAGGTAAACCAGCAAGTGTACCACCAACGATTGCATCTTGTAGAATATCAAAGAGAACTTCGATAGAACTACGAACGTTTGCACAATCCCACTCACCATTGTTTAGAGGTGGTAAGTTGTTAAGGTTACCATCATTAAGGGAGTTACATGTAATATCAATCAGTGCGTTAACAGTAGCTAGAACATCAGAACAGTTACCATCTGCATATGCAGCAGGTCTATACTTACCAGATGCTCTAGGATAAGAATGTGTCATAACATTCTGATCCTTAGTACACTTGAAGATTAAAGATTCTTCCTTAAGTTTGACACTAGTACCAGAGGTTATTGTGTGAGAACCAATCGTAAGAGCAACAGAACCAGTAGCAGGATCATAAACAGCGTTCGATACATTGTGCTCAACTAGAGGAGATGCACCAACATTAATTGTAATAGAGGTTGCAGTTACAGCAGTTGGGTTAACATTTTGACCAGCAACAGGATCAGATCCAGCACGAGGATAAGTCTTAGTTGTTGAATCTCTACCCATATCACAAGAGAATGTGAGTGAGTTATTGTCCAGAGATAGTTGATCACTAGTGGTTACACCATGTGCAGTTCCAAAGTATAGAGTTAGATCACCACTTGCAGCATCGTATGTTGCATTAATTGGTGTTAATGGACTACCGTTAACCACGTTAACAGCGTCAGCAGATGCACTTACAAATGTATGAGCATAAGCACCACCAGATACTAAAGCACCAGTAGCTGCTGCGATAAATGTGTGTGGATATTGATCTTGTGATGCAGATGCACCAACGTTAAGTGTAACAGAAGTAGCAGTAGTGCTGATAACATTGAGTGCCTTGTTCCATGCAGGATCAGGACCATCAAGAGTAGTTCTAACTACACCATCAAGATTACCTACGCCACCATCATTACCAATTGCTTGAATAACGATACCAAACAAAGTATCAACAGCAGCGACAGCTGAACCACACTTAGGTAGTAGTTCATCAGCATCCCAATCATCAACAATTGTAGTGTCGATGACTTGAGTTTTAGTATTAGAAACATCAGTGGTTACAGTTTCATTCTTGATAACCTGCATGGCGATGTTCTTCGCCTCAAGCATTACCTTAGCAGCTTCATCACGTTCAGCATCAAGGAACGTTGAGATGTTAGTACCAGTTTGATAATCGTAGTTAGTGACATAGATCTTAGCAGCATCATATGTCTTATAGTTACCACCAAACTTAACGTCCCACATAACTTCTTTAAGGACAGTAATAACATCATCCTTACAATCCTGTGCAGTGTTATTTGCCTGTGGTGTGTAAGCAGGATATGCAGCAATCATACGAAGATATGCTTCTTCTGCAATGAAGTCTAGGTTAGAAGTTACCATGTCATGTGCATCACACTCGATGTCACCTACGATTGGTGGATCACCTGTCTGATCTAGTGTGATATTAAGGTCACGATCATAGTAAACGTTATTTAATGCACGCTGCATTAAATCTTCAGCACGCTTGAATGCAGTGATAGAAGGTGCAACTTCAGCATCAACACCGTTAGCAATTAATGCATTATTATTAAAGTATTCTTTAGTTGCAGCGATAGTAAACTCGTTACCACCAAACCAGAGATCCTGTGCAACAGCATCAACAACGATACCAAGATCTCTACGACACTTAGCTTCGCCAGTGATGAATGTTCCAGCATTAGCAGCAGAGTTCCAGATACCACCAGTAATATTACCAGCAGTGATTGCATCAGTAGCAATAGTTCCTAGTGTAGTGATAGCATTCTGAACATCAGCACATGCAGTAGAAGAATTTCTAGCAACAGTGCCATTGCCATCTCCATATTGACTCTCACCTTCAGTTACAGTGAGATCTTTATAGTATAGTTGGTTAGTAACTGCTCTCTTCATTTCATTAAGAGCAGTGTTGAAAGCAGTAACACTTTCTGCTTCTTCACCAACAAGACCGTTGTTTAGAGGTGTAGTAGCATTAGTGAAGTATTGCTCAGTGAATGTTCTAGTATGCTTATTACCTTCACAGAACATATCAACAGAGATAGCATCGATAAAGTAACCGATGTCACGAGCACACTTAAGTTCGCCAGGACCTCTACCACTACCATAGTTAACCTCAATAGGCATGGTGCTGAGGTTACCATTAGAAAGAATTGTAGTTACAATACTTGTTAATGAGTCAACAGCAGATTGAACGTCAGAGCATAGAGCAGTCTGAGCATCGATTAGTTGATTTGCAGTGTTACCAGCAAAGTTTACACAATTAGCAACAGCACTTACAAATGTATGATCGTATTGCTGTCCAGCAGGAGATGCACCAACATTAACTGTGATACTATCTGTCGTAGATGCAGTAATCTCAAGGTACTGTCCAGATGCAGGGTCTGTATTACGTGGATATGCATGGTTACTACCATTGCTATCCATAGTACATGTAAATACAACTCCAGAATCTGCAATCTTAACACGGTCGCCATTACTTAAACCATGGTTAGCGATACTAAGAACCATATCACCAGTTGCTGCATTATAAGTTGCACCATGTGGTGTGTAATTTTTAGATACCTGACCATATGCTGAGCCAGGTGCATTGTCTGCTGTTCTGAATAGATCTTTTTCGTAAAGCTGATTAGTGATCGCTTTCTTGATCGTCTCAGCAGCTTTATTGAAGTTGGTATTGTATACCCCTGAGTTGAATGAGAACTCAGGAGTTGAAGCATCTGTAAAGAACTCTGCTCCAAATCTGTGAGTGTAAACATTACCTTTACAGAACAAGTCAAGTGCGATACTATCAACAAAGATACCAATATCTCTACGGCATTTCTCTTCGCCAGGACCTGCGATATATGCTGTCTCGGCAGGTAGAGCGGATAGGTCACCAGCAGCAATCTGTGTCGTAACAATATCAACTAGAGTTGTGATTGCAGATTGTACATCATCACATGCACCAGCGTTAGTGTTAGCAATGTCTCCACCACCTCCACCATATTGTGCAGGACCTGGTGTAACTGTAGGATCTTGAATAGAAAGTTGGTTAGCTACAGCAGATTTCATTAAATCTCTTGCTTGGTTAAATGCGTAGATACTTTCAGTCTCTTCACCTTGTAGACCACCAGAGATCCAAGCATTACCAGCAGCATTAAAGTATTCTTGAATAAACTTACGTGCGTACTTGTTACCACCAACGAAGAGGTCAAGAGATACAGAATCAACGAAGATGCCCATGTCACGCTTACACTTAACTTCAGTAGCTGCAGCGCCTGCATACTGTCCTAGTGTATTTGTCCATGCAGTGTTGACAATCTCAGTTTTGTTTTGCTGGATTAAACGATAACCATCAGCATATCTTGAACGTGCATCAGTCTGTTGATCACCAACAAAGTAATAGTCTGGATGTTGTACAGTTGTTTCTGCCAATGCAACATCAATAATCTGGTTTCTATTGTTTGCAATCAAACGATATGCAGATGCATATCTAGATCCTTCATCAGTCTGATTATCACCATCAATATAGAAATTAGGATGAGCAACAGCAATAGCTGCAAGTGCCTTATCTCTAATCTCAGAAGAGTTACGACGGATCATTCTAAATCCATCAGCAAGTCTAGACTGTGAATTGGTTTGTGTGTCGCCAGGAATGTAGAAGTCAGGATGATATACACTTACCTCAGCAAGTGCTGCATCTAGGATGAACTCTCTATTGGCGACAATTCTGTTACGTGCGTCCTTATAACGGGATGCAGGATCTGCCTTGAGTGCAAGGTCAATCGTTACACCGTTAGTTGTATCACCATCTAGTTCTGCCTGAGAACCTGTCTTACCGAGGTTGATACCATAAGGAGCAAGGTTACTGTTAGGATCAGGATCATATAGATCTGCCTGTACAGTTAGTAGGTTAGCAATAGCAAGTTTACATAGATCACGAGCTCTACGGAATGCATAAGTTGCATAGTCTTCCTCACCAACTAAACCATTAGTTAGTGGATTGCCATCACCATCGAAGTAAGTTCTGGTTGCAGCAATAACGTTAGAGTTACCACCATCCTTAAGATCTTCTGCAACAGCGTCAACAATCAGACCAATATCTCTCTTACACTTACCATCACCAATACCTTGGATCACACTAGATCCATAGGTTGTGATCATATCATCGAATGCTGTATCAACAATCTGTTGACGGTTAGCAGCAATTAGATTACGAGCATCAAAGTATCTGTTGCCTGCAGGATTTAGACCAGGATTAACATAAGGAATATTCTGGAGTCTAGGATACTTCTCTAAGATATATCCGAAGACTTCCTCCTGAATCATACGACGGTTAGATTCGATTAAGTTAGCAGCATCTGCATAGACACTATTAACTACACCACCAGAAGGATTGAGAATAGAACCCTTAGCAACATACTTAACAAAACCAGTTGGTTCTAGTTGTGCATTAAAGAATTCATCTGTGCCAGGAGCATTATCTAATTTAACATATAATTTATCATCAGATTTAGCACCAAGTCTATAACCATTGATGGTCGCAGCTGGTCTTACCAGAGGATCTACGATGTCATCATTACCAAGGAATAGTTTGGTGTAATTCTGAGAAGTTTGTAGAGTTCCTTGAATATCAATTGTATAATAATTGATCTTCTTGGTACTAGCAGTATTATCAATAACTGCTTCAGGTGGAATGATGTCAGTAATGAAACCACCTTTATCTTGGTTAAAGGCAAATCCTTTGAAACCAATAGCATGAAGTGATGTATTACCAAAGTTGGAGTTTGAGTTCGTGATGGACATGTCACCACCACTTTCCATTAGGAAGTGATCAGCGAAACCAACAGCGAAGATAGAAACGTTCTGAATGAAAGCATCATCCGAAGCACGAACGTGGAAGTTTCTCCACTCATCCTTCCAATAGCTATCACCCTTGGTGTGATAAGGAACAGTAGCAAATGCATCTACTAGTGATGCTTGGTTCCATGTGTTAGTATATTCATCATAACGAATGAATGCTCTGTCATCCTTCTGCAACGATACGCCCGTATACTGAGCGATAACCATGGATTTAAATCCAGTGGCTTTTAAACCATTCGCCCAGATACCACAAATACCCCACGTAGATCTAATCGATACGTTAAAGACATATGGAGATGCAGATTCAACAGAGTCAACCTCTGCTAATGTCTGTGCATTCTGTCCTAGTGCAGGAGTAGTGTCAACACTAACTGTCTGACCAGATACAATATTACTACCAATTCCACTTACAACGAATGGAACTTCGTACTTAAATTTACGAGCATCATTCTGATCAATCTCTTTGATCTGGAAGATACCTTCTAATACATCATCAATTTGTGTATTAGCAATAGCAACAAACTGACCAGCAAAATATCCATGGTCAACTTTAGTTGTTACTGTAATTTCTGCAGTGGATGCAGGAATACTAGGATCAGTTGTAGCATCTGCAAGAGTTAAAGACTCAATAACTCTAGAGTCAGATAAAGGACCAACAATTCTGTTCTCTTGGACTCTGAAATCAAATTCACCAGGATCATCAATTGTAGGTTGATATGCAGAGAAACCTTTTGCAATTTTTCTATAGAAAAGACTTAACTCTTCTGTATCAGCATATTCAAATACAGTTAGCTTGTGGTGAGAAAAATTTGGTGCGGATTTTTTTGCGAAATCCTTAGGATCATAATAAACTAAACCACTTCCTTCAGAGTTATCATAAAGAGGAGATTCAGATGTAGTTTGTCCATCTTTAATGGTGAACTGCCAGAAGTAACAACCACCAGTTACGTTAAAGATTGCAGAGCGAGGAATTTCACGTTCCGTTGTTGCAGGGTCGGGAACGTACATTGGACGAACAACAGTTCTTCTTAGGTCATAACCTACGAGAGAAGAACCTCTAGGGATGATTGCACCACCCTCAGTGTTGTTGTACTTATAGAAAATGTTATCTGGGTTAGAGATGTCAAGGATACTATCATCAGTCCAAGCGTTAGTAGCTTGATCAAATCCAAATACATCAATACCGCTAGTGTCAACAAGACCAGGACGGTTATCAATATAGTGAATACCAGGCATCAGCATAATGCTGAACTGGTCGAACCTATCGTTCTGGAAACCAGGTAGATAAGAATATCTAGCAATCTCTAAGAATGCTCTCTGAATACTCTTAAAAGGTGTTACTGGTGAATTGCCTCGGTTCGATAACGCATCTGTTGCGTTAAAATCGTCTGGCGAAACATAAAGATACTTACCAGTTTTTGAACTAATAAGGTTATCTAAACGTGTTAATGGCATGATTACTCTGACCCTGCGGTGATACTTTGTCCTCGGGTTTATTTATACCAGTAGAAGACTGAAAATACTGTTGGGTTCTAAGATTTAGAAGTAGTGAGATTTGAACCTTATGGCATAACAATGAGTTCAGGTAGATCTACGTAACCATTCTGTAATAGTCTATTACAGTTTGCACATATTGGGGCACATTTATCAATTTCTTCTTGTAATGTCTTGTAACTAGCTATCTGTAATAATTTCGATACGCTGTGTTTTTTTGGTGATGGATCTACATGAATAAGATCCATTTGTATAGGATGAAAATCTTTATTACAGATGATACATGAATGCTTCTTTGCATCCTCTACTATCTGCTTTCTCCTCTGAGAACCAATTTGATTTGATTTAATAGTTTTTGAATTCTTTTTCGCCCACTCGCGCTGATACTTACGATTTTCTTCTTTATCTTTGTAAGGCATATCAAAAACACTTCTCTAAAACATATGTAGATGTATTCTAGTTGTTCTTTGTATGTTATCATAACTCCCCTTCCTGGGATCGAACCAGGGACAAATTGATTAACAGTCAACCGCTCTACCGCTGAGCTAAAGAGGATTGGGGGACCGAAGTCCCCTTAAATTATTACTTAACTAGTTCAGTAGAGTCTTCTTCACCGATGATTTGAGGAATGAATCCCTCTAATTTAAACATCTTAAAGTTCTTACCTTCTTCCAAACGCTTTTGGAATGCTGCTTCAAATGCACCATTGGCAGAATCTACTTTTTCCTGTGCTTTTTCACGGAAGTAAGGAACCTCATCAGCTTCGATACCTTGAGTATAACCAATGAAAGATAGTTCTCCTGCTCCATAAAATGCACTAATGAAAGCACGATCAAAGTAAGTTGTTTTGATTCCTCCACCCTTCTGAGCAGAAACATTGAGAGGAACTACCTTCAGGTTGTTTGGACAATGCCTAGCAGCAAAAGCATTTGCCTTTGGAGAATCAATAGCAACAACACTAGCAGAACAACGATGCTTCTTAAGGCATTCGTCAGCTATATCAATAACTTGTTTCTGGACAAA